ATGATAGCCGCCGGTCTCGCGCGCCGCACGATCGCGGATCGTATCCGTACCCTCACACGATTCGAATTCGAAATGCGCACACCCGTGCTCACTGCCGATGTGATGCAGATTGCCGATTGGATCGGCGCACGGCCGGATATCTCCTCGGCCACGCGCGCGGCCTATCATTCAATGTTGTCGGCGTTCTTCCGTTGGGCCAACCTTGTTGAGTTGCGCGCCGATAACCCGATGGACAGGATCAAGGCGCCGAAGCGGCCGCGTCGTAGCCCACGCCCGGTGTCAGACAAGGCATTTCACCGGCTCTTGGAGCTATCTCCCGATGACGAGATGACTGCGATGCTGTTGCTCGCTGGGTTTCAGGGCTTCCGGGTCCATGAGATCGCGAAGATGCACGGGTCGCAGATTGGGAGCGACACGTGCACGATCCTAGTCCGCGGGAAAGGCGACGCTGAGTATATTTTGCCTGCCCATCCATTAGTGATGGAGCATTCCGGCCGGATGCCACATGACTATTGGTTTCCGTCTCAGCGTGCACGACATGTCGGAGGCAGAACTGTCTCCCAGAGAATTCGGCTGCACATGATCAAATGTCATGTGGCTGGGACACCCCATTGTTTGCGTCATTATTTCGGGAGCGAATTGGTCGAGCGCGGGGCCGATCTCCGGGTGGTACAAGAGCTGATGCGGCACTCAATGCTCTCGACCACGGCCATATATGTCGCGACGACGGATGCGAGGAAGCGTTCGGCGCTTGAGCTGCTCAAGTAGGAGGTTTTCACAAATGAGGAAGCTGCCGGCGTCCGACCGCATTCGGGTCAGCGCACAGATTCATGGCTGGCGGTACTCGGACCCCGGAGACGTGGCGTGGCGCGACGTGCACGAAAGCTACCGCAAGGGCCATTTGTTTCTGGCCGTCCGCTACGACCAGCGCGGCGCTATACACCATGCCTACCTGATGACCGCTGGAGAAGACCTTGCTGCGGTTGAGCCCCGCGACAAGTTCAAGGCGTCAACCGTTTGCGGATGGCTCGGTGATGCAGACAGATTTGTCGCGTGTGCAACAGAAAGGGGCTACGATGCGGGCTCATGAAGCGCGCTCCGATTTTCTTAGCTGTCATCGCGACCTTTGCTGCGGCCCCGTTGGCTCGGGCCGACGACACCGACACCACGTTCCTAGACGCGCTGCACAACCACGGCATCAGCAACGAAAAAGGCGACCAGGAACTGATCGGCCTCGGCCACAGCATCTGCAACTTGCTGGCCGACGGCTACAGCATGAACTCAATCGTCGATATGGGCGACTTGCACGAACGCCATGGCATGAGTGACGACGATGTTCGTTTCCTGGTACGCACCTCCGCAGCCTCGTACTGCCCCGAATACATCGAGTAGCCACGCGATGACCGATGAAACTTCCGCAGGCCCGTGCGCTGATGAGACCGAGATTGTTCCCCCTGCCCCGGCCGCAGACGAGACGACGCCGTGGAATGACGACGGTGCCGCCGGTGCTGAGACAACTGTCGTTCCACCGGCGACCGAAGTGGCGCCCGCAGATGCCTGGTCGCTTGAAGATCCAGTCACAGATCCAATGGTCCGGCATCCCTGGCGTCGCGCATGGCTTGCCGCCGCGGCGATCCTCCTGGCGTTCGCGGGCGCCGCTGTAGCCATTGCGATACCTAAGTGGTCACTCACCGAAGTATCCTCAAAAACGCAGAACGCACCATCCAGTGGAGTCACCCTCCCGTCGCCTCTTGACGGGCTCTATCGGATCGACTTCTACCCGGCACAAGCCATCTTCCACGGTGCGACACCTCCCCAACTGCCGCCAGACCCGAGTGTAGAAACCTCCTGGTGGGCGTTCCGGTCAGACTGCATTAGGGGCCAATGCTCAGCGACTGCCGTCAAGGTGGACAAGGCAGACCACACCCTCCGAGATGCCTCCGACCACACCGACAACCTCACATTCGCCGATGGGAAGTGGAGGGATGCCACCCCTTGGCAATATCCACAGAAGTGCACCCTCGATTCCGAGACGTCCGAAACGGTAGTGTTTTCATGGGAGTTCCAGCCCTGGGAGCCAGGAGTCTTCCAGGGGTCTTTCACCAACCTCGTGACTACCAACAGCTGCGGAGCCGTCGGCAACACCACGCAGGTACCGCTGAGCGCAACTCGTGTAGCCGACACGCCCCCACTCGTCGGCCCACCCATCCAGCCACCGCTGCCAATCCCGCCGTTGCCGCCGGTCCCGTCGCAACCGTTACAACAGATTCCAGGGCGCGATCAGCAGTTTCTCGCCGAAATGGCCGACGAGGCCATCCTGCCGGTCGCGTTCAAAGGCGCGTCCGACGTGGGGACTGGAGCCGAATACGAGATCAATTCAGCCAAGACCGTATGCACGCTGCGCCTCAAGGGGATCTCAGCGGAAGACGTCGCCCAGGAGATGGCACAGGACAGCAAGAAATTGACGCTCACATTAAACCAGGCGCGATTATTCATCCAGACCGCCGAGCGCACTTACTGCCCCCAATACGAAAGCAACCCGTAGCAGTCGATGCCCTCGTCAAGGTGCGGTCCGTCGGGCGTCCATCGGGCGCGTGATCGACGCCTACTGCCCGCAGAGGGGGATTTCTAATCCGCTCTTCCTGAATGCGGGAAGAGATATCGCGCGATCACGTACAGGATGCCAACGGATTCGGCGACCACCGACGCGAAATAGGCGATCATCACGCTGGCCTCGATATGGGCCCACTGCGAGCCGATATAGAGGGCCATGAAGGCCGTCGCCGCGATCACGAGGGCCCCCACCGTGACGAGCGTTGAAACTACTAGGGCCTTGCGGTAGACATTGGCTGCCCGAAGTTCTTTGTACTTCTCGTCGTCGATACGCGAGTCAACTTTGGTGTCCGGCAAATTGCGCGGCGCATTCGCCAGCTCATCAATGAGCGCGTCGTCGAACTTTTCGCTGTCGTCGGGATTCGGTTCGCTTCCAACAGGCCGCTCGGCGGGGGCGCTCATCGCCTCTTGGACAGTCTGCGTAACCGCGTGTTCAACGCCGGCGCCGAAACACCGAAATGCGCCGCCATCTCCACATGCGTCATCCCGCGACGCTGCAAACGTTCAATCTCGCCGCTTGGCATCAACAGATTCCCGGCGAACTCATCAGCATAGAATTCGTGCAGGTCGTACTCGGTGCTGCGTTCGTCGATGAACGCAAAGTCGTCCTGACCCTGATTTGTGCGCTCAACGTAATGTCCGAGCTCGTGAGCGACCGTGAACCGTTGGCGTGCCGCCACTTCGGTGGCGTCGACATAGATCACCGGAACCTCAGGCGGCCGGGAACGGATCATCCCGGAAACGCCCTCCCGCAGGAACGTGTACTCGACACGGATGCCCATCTTGTTCGCGACAGCTTCCACGTCGACAGGGAAAAATCCAGAGACTGAGTAGTCGCGGGCGATGGCTTCGGCGTCCTCGCGTGCGCGGTCGATAACAAGGGCCATCAGTTCACTCTCCTCGGCTACTGGTAATAGTACCCGTTTCGCCAGGTAGAGCATGCTAACCGAGGGCTCTGACACAATCGTGCCGGCCTCCCCGGTTGAAACAGGGGTCGCCGTGCCGGGTCTATTTCCCGGGAGCGCCGCTCCGTTTTAGCGGACCCGCTGCTTCGGGGCCGCTCGCAGCTTTTACACCTGCACCTCGGATATGCCGGGGCTGGCGGCTCCGTCGGCTCCGTCGGGCCTCCATCCGATTTGCGGTTCTCCCATGTCGACACCGTCGATACTGACCTGGGGCGTGGGGAGTGGGTCGCCTTCACAGGCAGCCGGTAGCGGCACGGCTGGGCGCCGCTTTCGCGGTGCTTTGCTCATGACGGGTCCCGTGTCGAGAAGCTTCAGATCAGCGGCCAGCTTGGCGAAATCGACGCCCTCCGGGGATTTACCGTCGGTGAACATCTCCTCGGTGAGCGCCACCACCCCCACGGTGTTGTAGGCGCTGTAGAACGCCGCGGTGATACCGCCCGGGCCGCCCCATGTGGGTAGCTGCCCAGTATGCAGGTCACTGGCAGCCCACACCGGCACGTAATGGGCGCCTTCGATGCGGTGCCGACCCGGGACCACGTGCCACGGCTGGCCGGCCTCGAACTGCGCTTCAGCGTAATCAGGCACCTGCACGCCGATGCCCACAACCTCAAACAGCGACAACGCGATCAGCAGCTCCTCGAAGTCACCCGGGGTGAGCCCGGCGTAGGCCACGATCTTGTGCCGGACGCCGTTAGCGTCGACAATGCCCATCGACTGCCGGTACTCGTAGAGCTGCTGCACGTCGGTGCCCTGATCGGTCGGATTCGGTGCCGCGTCGGGGTCCTTGAGCTCGGGGCCCGGCTGGTAGCCGGTGATCGCCGAATAGTTCTGCACCGCAGTCTCATCGGTGAAATTGACGGTGATGCCGCGTAGGGCGTTGATGAGGCGGATTTCTTCGATGCTGCCGGCGATCGCGCAGTCGCCGATGCGGTCGTTGCATAGCATCATCGGCGCCACGAGATCTGGGTGGCCGATCGGGAATTTCAGCGAGTCGATGGACGGGAGGTCGCTGGTGTAGTAGTCGCATAGCCGGATACGGGGTTGCGCGACAACGGGTTTCAAACCAAGTTTGTGTTTCACTGGTCGCTTTCCTTGACTGCGGCGAGTTCTTCGCGCACTAGCTCGCGGACGACGTCGCGGAGCTCGTCGCGCAACTTCTCTTTGTCGAGGCGCGCCTCGATGTCGACGAAGAGGGGCATTTCGGTTTTCTCCTTTCAGCCGCCCTGGTGTGGGCGCGGGATGTGTTCGACGAGACAGCCGGGACGGATTTTCGGCGCGAAAATATGCCAGTTTTTATGACAGTGCCGCGGTGAGAAGAGGGCGTCTTCAGCGGCCGAATAGCGTGGCGGACATGGTGAACAGGTCGCCACGGCGCGGCCAGACATGCATCAAATGCCCTGCGGTGTAGATGATGATGGCGCCGGTCAGGATCGGCCGGGCGCCCATGTAGCGGGCCGAGGCTTCGGAGAGCATCTCCCCGCGCGGGCACACCGCGTCCCAGGCCAGGACGCCGGCGGCGAGGGCCAGCCACGCCTTATCGGAGGGCCGCACTCGACTCTTCCTCACCGCGGATAGTCGTCGAGCAGCGCGTCGAGTTTGGTCTGCCATGCCAGTTCCTCGGTGGGATCGCCGCGCGCCCGCGCGACGCGCAGCTGGTCGAGGGCGATCACGATCCGATCCGGCAGCGGCAGCGGCGAAGTCGGTGCATCGCCGGGCAGCATGTCACCCGCCGGATCTCCGGTCGCGATCGATACGCTCCACGGTGCGCTCGAGCTCGCCGCGAGCTTGCCGTTCGTCGCGTAGCTCGCCGCGCAGGCCGCCGATGTCTTCGCGCAGCCCGCGGATGTCGCGGCTCTGCGTGGTCACCATCGACTTGATCCCGTCGATGTCGTCGCGCAGGTTGGTCTCGAAGTGACCGTTGCTGACCTGCTTGTCGACCTTGTCGACGCGTTTCTGCGTGCGGCTGCCTTGCCAGGTCTGCCACGCGTTGGAGGCGAGCAGCAGGGTGAGGCCGGCCAGCGCGATCCAGTCGGTGGGCAGTTGTTGCATCACGCAGCTTCGGCGCTGGTGTGGACGTTGGCGGCCCAGATGCCGGAGCTGATGATGGACCCGACTACCGCGGCGCCCAGCGGCAGCCACAGGTTATGCGCGCCGCCGATGCCCACCAGGAGCGCCTGCACGGGCACGAGGAGCCCAGCGATGTAGGTCTTGAAGCCGGCCGGCGCGAAGACCGACGCGAGGGCCGGCCCGGCCGCGGCCACCGCGACCGCAGTCCACAGCAGGGCGTCGTTCTGCGACAGGTGCCCCTGCTTGGCCAGCTCGAGCAGCACCGCGGGCACCGCAACGTAGAGGACCGCGCGAATGTTGTTGAACAGCGGCGTCGAGAAGAACGCCTTGACGTCGGAGAGCAACTGCATGGTGTGTCCTTCCGTTATGCGGCGCGGCGCGCCGGGGTGAGGGTGGCTATCTGGTAGAGGAAGCCGACAGCTTTGCCGACGAGGTTGGAGTAGCCGGGGATTTCGCCGAGGTAGGAGATGTGCGGCCCGGTCGCGCCGCCGGGCGCGGCGAGGAATTGCAGCCCGAGCACCGCGGCCGCCACGGTGGCCTCCGGGCCGGTGGCGTTGATGTTGACTCCGCCGATCAGGTCGACCAGGAACGCGACCGCGGCTTCGATGCCCATGGCCAGCAGCCCGGCCGCGCCGCCCTTCAACCCTTGCAGCAGCCCCGAGTCCTCGACGAGCTTCACCAGGTCGCTGACCATGGCCTGAAGGAACGCCGTCGGAGTGTTCAGCTGCGCCTGGGTGGCGGCGGTGTAGACGTCGGTCATGATCACCCCGACCGGGGTGTCGGGGACCTGCGGGTACATGTCGTTGCCGGCGTCACCGTTGGCGGTGTTGTGGGCGTAGTCCGCCCAGACGACCTGGCCGTTGATGGTCGGCAGCGACGACATGATGGTCGAGGAGATGCCGCGCCACTGCGGGCCCAGCGATGCGACACCGGGCGCGCTCGATGCCGCCATCCGCGAGGGGTTGCCGAAGGTGATACCGCCGATGAAGTTCCGCTCGTATGCGGTGCCGGCGATGAGTTCCATGTAGACCCGTGACGCGGCCTCGGCGCCCTGGCTGTAGCCGATGAGGGCGAACGTCTGGCCCGCGTGGGCCGCAAGCCACGCCGCGGTCCAGTCGAGGGCGTCTTGGATGGACTGCTGGTAGCTCGGCGCTCCCGCGTCCCCGCCGATCGGCCCGAAACTCGCCGGATACGGGCACGGCACCTCGTAGCAGAGACCGTCGTCGACGTACTGCGCGAGGCCGTTGACGACGTCGGAGGGGTATTGGACCAGTCCGGCGCCCCAGGTGCCGTTGTAGGTGAGGATCGCGTGGCGGACAAGTTTCGTGCCGGCGATGTTCGCGGCCAGGTCGGCCCAGCCGGTCACGCCGGCGGCTGCTTCGCTCCGGGGTATGCCGTCGTCGGCAGCCCGTTAGCTTTGCGCCACTGGATCGCGAATTCCATCAGTTCGTGCAGGATGAAGCGCGGGTCCCGCACGATTCCGTCGGAAAACTCGTGCTTCCAACTGATTTGGTCGCCGATCGGCACGATCTGCTCGAAAGCATCGAAGTGCCCGGCGTATTCGACGCCGTTGTGGACGCTTGACCATTCCTGCTTGTCGGGGTTGCCGACGATGGCGTCGGGTCCTTGGTCGAAGCGGGAGCAGATAATGCGATAGAGGGAACCGTTGCCTCCGCGTACTGGGTCGCCGTTGGTGTCGACTCCGGAGACATCGGCCTGAATGCTGTTGGCGTCACTCATGATTGCTGTTCCTTCCTTATGCGCTCGGGGGCGCGAATCCGTCGATGCCGAGTTTCTGGCCGATCACGGCCAGAGCGTCGACCACGGTGTGGCCGCCGAGTTGGGGCCAGCCATTCAAGCCGGGGCCCCGGAGTTGGGTCTGATTGTCCTGGGCGACAGTGAGAGTCGGGTCAGGGTTGGGTTGGGTCACTGCTCCTCCTTGGTAGTTCCACTGGCCGAAGTCTTCGGTCAGCGCGTAGTCGATGTCGCATTCGACACCGTCGATATAGGCGTATCCGGCGCTGTTGTCCTGCAAAATGTTGAAGCGCGGGTCCTGGTTATCGCCGCTCCATGCTTCGGTCTGCCAGGCGTAGGTGATCAGGCCGGCGTCGAGGAGTCGTTTCAGCGGCCAGTAGCCGCCGTAGGCTCCGGTCTGTGGCAGCCCGATAACGCTTGCGACGCCTTGGAAGTAAGCGAACACGGCAGCGTCCTGTCCGGGTGCCTCGTCCCAGTCGAGGCTGAAATAGATGGGCCGGTTTGTTGGGGCGCCGAGGGATGTGTGCATCGCCCATGCGGCCTGGGCGTCGGTGACGCCGGCGTCATAGCCGCCGAGCGCGGTGGTGCCGGTGGTTTCCCAGTTGCTCACGATGTCAACGCCGTTGGCCTGAAGGTCGGTGACTTCGCTGGGGAGCAACAGCTTTCCGGGGAGCCCGGCGGATAGATAGCGGCACACGAAGCTGTAGCCGGCGTCCTTAATGTCTCTGGCAGCGGGTCGGCCCCCGGCGTAGTCGATGCCTTTAGCGACGGGATTGGTCACGGTGTATCTCCTTTGCGTGAGTAGGTATCTGCGTGCGGTGTTGTACGGCCCGGCTTGGTCGATGGGTGTTTCGGCGACGGGGACGCCGTAGGTGGAGGCGCTGATCACGTTGCCGTTGCCGCTGTAGAGGGCGACGTGGCTGGCGTCCGGGTAGTAGATGACCAGGTCGCCGGGTTGGAGCTGGGCGCGTGAAACGGGTTGTCCGGCTTGGGCTTGCTGCTGGCTGGTGCGCGGGATCGCCACCCCGATCTGGGCGTAGGCCCATTGGCAGAGCCCGGAACAGTCGAACGCGTCGGGGCCGGTCGCGCCCCACTCGTAGGGGTCGCCGATTCTGGTTCGGGCCGCGGCCACGACAGCGTCTTGGGCTGCCGTCATGGGCCGCAGTTCGACAGGACGCCCGTCATGGCTTGTTTCTCAGCTGGTGTGATCCACAGGTGGTAGGCGGTTTTCACCGCGATTTGGTCGGCGACGTAGGTGCAGCGGAACGCGGTGTTGGGTGGGAGCCATTGAGAGGCGTCGTCGTCGTGCTTGCTTTCGTTGGCTGGGCCGTCGACGGCGAGCAGGTTGCGGGGATCGTTGGCCAGATCAACCCGCTGGGGAGGCGAAAGTTGTTGTGCTCCGGTGATCCAGGCGTCGCCCAAGGCGACGATGTGGTCAATCTGCACCCTGGTTGAAGTGTCACGGCCGCGCTGGAAGTGGATGATCGCACCGGTGTAGGGGTCGTGCAGCAGCCCGGAGACAACGGTGCAGCGGCCGTCGCGGACGAGGTTGACGAGGTCGCGGGCGAGGATGTCGTCGCGGGTGTCACACCCGTTGTGGCCGAACGCGGCGTCGTTGTTGTCGGTCCACGCCGGCCCGAACTGGCCGCGGGAGTAGCCGGTCATCGGGTCGGGCGCGCGCACCGGCAGCGCGGCCAGCACCCGCAGCGCGGCCAGGTCGGGGCTGGCGTGTGCTGGCGGGGCAGCGATCATCGCCGCCGCGACCAGGATTGCGGCGGTGGCTCGGGGCAGCATCTAGTAGCGCCTGGCGGTGCGGTAGGGCCCGGCCGCGGCCAGGGGTACTTCGGCGACCGGGCGCCCGTAGGTGGAGGCGTGGATGACCATGCCGCCCTCGGTGTAGATGGCGGCGTGGGAGGCGTTGGGGTAGAAGATCACCACGTCGCCGGGCTGCAAATCGGCGCGGTCGACGGGTTGGCCACCGGCGGCGAGTGCTTGGCTGGAATGCGGCAGGCTGACGCCGATTTGGTGGTAGGCCCAGACGACGAGCCCGGAGCAGTCGAACGCGTCCGGGCCCGCAGCGCCCCACCGGTAGGGTTTGCCGATGCGTGTGCGGGCCGCGGGCACGACCGAGGGGTCGGCGCCCGCAGTGCAGGGGATGCAGGTGACGCTGGCCGCGGCTGCTGCCAGGACCGCCGCGAGCAGACGCCCGATCATTGCGGCCGCCGATGGGTGCGTGCCCGGTGCTTACGCCACGCCCGGATTTCACGGACCCACCAGTCGTGCACACGATGCGCGTGGATGCGGTGGTGGTCGTAGTGCAAGGCGTCGCGCCAGTATTGCAGGACAGCGCCGATCACAGCGGAGGCGACGCAGAGGACGGCGATCGCCGCCAGCAGGTCTGCTGACGCCGACTCGCTTTGTTCGGCAATGAGTTCTTCGATCATGTTGTGGCCGTGACTGTGTTGGTGGGTAGCGATGTGGCAGATTGGCCGTAGGCGTCGCTGACCGTGATGACGGCCGAATACTCGTGGCCTGCAATAACGTCGGTGATGGTGTTGGTGCAGTTGCCGTCTGTCATGGTGGGTGTGAAGGCCACTGGGTCGGCGGTAGTGCCGGCGGTGTGGTCGGTCAGCGTGTAGGCCCATGTCCATGGGGCGTCGGCAGAAGTGGGTTGGGGGAAAGCGAGTTGTATCGATAGGCCCGGCTGCGCGGTCGCTGTCGGCGCGGTTGCGGTCGACACCCACACAATCGGCGTGTTCGAGGTGAAGGTGCTGACGAAATCTGATGCAGTTCCTACTAATCCAGCCGAGACTCCGTAGACGGTGGCCCGGCTTGTGGATTGCACCGTCCAGCCGTCCTCGTCGGTGTAGGTGGCGTCAGTAACGAGGATCCAGTCTCCGGGATAGGCGAATTGGTCGGCGTCGTCGCCGTACATGAGTTTGATGCGCCAACCGCCGGGATATTGTGGGCCGGTGAGGCTTTCGGTCTCGTACCCATTTTCGGTGATCGCGGCTAGGAGCGCGGCGACCTGGCCCGCGATTTGTCCGTTGGGTCCCATGGAGACCTGCACGGCGGCAAGGTTTTGCGGATTGATGCGCGTGACTTGTAAGACTGTCATGGAAAACAGTTCCCCTATAATGGAATAACGGCAATGTGTCGACTGTCGAACGTTCCGGTGTACCCCTGCACCCGGTATTTCGCTTTGAAGGTAGTGGCTCCCGGAGATAGGCCTGTGAGCAAGTATGGGACTCCGATCGTGTAGGGCTGTCCCCCCGGATATGGTTGCGCGGAGACGCAATAGCTATCCGATGCCGCCCCAGTGTTTGCGCCAGATAATGCGAAGCCCATATAAGCCTGATTAGAGGCCGAGTTCGTCATATGGGCCGAAAGGAACACGATGACCATTCCGCTAGACCCGACATTGACGGTCACCTGATCAGTTGTGGTCGTCAGATCGGTATAGGTGGTTGAATTTGTCGACTCGCTCGTGGCGACATAGGCTGCGGCCGGCCCGAATGATTCGGTATCGAAGAAGTCCCACGCGGCGATCGAACCCGGCAACGATGTCTCGTCTGTGCCGAACGCTCCTGTACGGTAGCTCGATCCGAGCTGGCTGACGTGGGAGCTATCGCTGTAGCTTGCCTCTCCCGGCGCGTTCGCTTGGTAAAATGAAAAGTTGAAGATGTAAGCGGCGTCAACAGACAGCGTGTACGGAGAATTGGCACGGAAAGATAGACCGCCGCTGCCCAAGGCTGGTGCGGCAGTGTCCAATACGGTTTTGATGCCCGCCACCACACAGCCCAGTTCGGCAGACCCATCACTACCGATCTTGAGGTAGACATAGGTTGTCAACGACGCGTTAGCGCGCAGTATCAGGTAGTAGTAGCCGCCGGAAGGTGGTGGACTGGACCAGATTCCGGTGACTGTCTGCGCGTCGCCCTGGGCGCTCCCAACGTTGTATTTAGCGGTGTGGGCCGCGAGAGTGGCGCCCACGCTTGTGAAGTCCGCGGGCAGCGTGTCGCCGCTAAACGACTCCACCGCTTTAAGCCCACCTACACCGCTGCCGTAGACGCCGGCTAAGCTGGCTTGTAGATCGGCGATAGACGTCGCCGACGCTTGTGTCGCTGACGCTTGTGTAGCGGCCGCACTTGCGATGTCAGTTGCCGACGCTTGCGCCGCCGAAGAGCCCGTCCATGCATTGAACCACGCGGTGATTCCCGATGACAAAGCCTCCCCGAAGTCGGTCGCAGCAGCAGCAGCGCCCCCAAGGGCGTTAGTAGCCGCGTCCTGAAGCTGCCCGACAGCGCTGGACGCATCGGAGCTGGCTGTCGCTAACGCGGAACCCACCGCCGCGGCGTCAGCTGCGCCCGCGTTGTTGACGATATCGGCGACCTGGCCGATCGCATTCGCGGCGTTAGTGGCCGCCGTGGAAACATCTGATGCCAGCGTGGTCAGACCACTCACCGCGGCCTGCTGAATCTCGCCGCCCGTGACGGAAGCCCAATTCGTCAACTGCGTCGCATCGAATTGCCCTGTCCCGTTGAGGTTCCGAAGAACCGACGCACCCAGATTCCCAAACCCCGCGCTCGCGTCATACAAGCCCGTGGAGGCCAGGTGCGTCAGATAGTCGCCGAGGCTAGCCACATTCCCAATCGGAATCGCGGAAAACCCTGTGATCAGGTGGGCGAGATCCGAGCCGCCGGTCCCCAACGCGGCGTTGGCGTCGGACAGGAACGCGGTCCACGTCGACGTAGGCAGCAACGCCGCCAAATCCGTTCCCAGATTCTCAATGTTCCCTTGCGGGATCGCGCCGAGCCCGGTAATGAAATGCGCGAGATCTGAACCGCCAGTGGACAACGCGGCGTTGGCGTCGGAAAGAAAGCTCTCCCACGTCGAAACAGACAGCAGATCATCCAACGCCGTCTCAAGCCCAGCGACGTTCCCCACAGGGATCTCGGCCAGAAACGATTGAATCTGCGTCGGTGTGTAATCCGTTCCCGACGGCTGCCCCAACGCCACCGCGATCGCGTTCATGATCTGTTGGATCTGGTTGATGAACGCCGCTAAATCCGCCGCCGTCGTTTGCCCCGTCTCGGAGAAGACCGTCGACCAATACGACAGCGCATCGCTGACATCGGTCCCTAAATCGTTTGACCACGCGGACAATTGACCCAGCACCGCGCTAAGAGTCTGTCCCGTGACGACACCGACGAGTGCCTGCACCACCCATTGAATAAACCCACGCAGCAGCTGCTGCCCGATCGCCTCAAGCTCCCCGGCAGTGAACGCCAACTGGTTGAGGCTGCTCCCTGGCGCGTAATGCACCGAGGGCATCGGTGTCGACGCGGCCGGATATGAAGGATTCGTCACGAAACCGGCGCCGCCCACACCGTAAAGCCGGCGCGCCCAGTCGAATACGTATCGGTCGTCGCTTGCTGCTGCTCACAATTCAGGAAGATCGTCGCACCATCTCCCGCGGCCACCTGCCCGTAGCCGGAGGTGAGTAGACCACCCATGAACGTGCCCTGGCCCGATGGGGTGTCGAACGCGGCGCCCAGACGCCCGAATCCGCGGGCCACCTCCACGCCCGATTGACTGTTCGCCGCGCCCCCTAGCCGCGCAACCACGTCCACCTGAGTATTCGCCGTACCCACGACCTCCGCCGCCGCCGCCGTCACGATCGGTATCCATGCGCGCGGCTGGGGCGGAACAGAAACCGATGTCAAGGTACGCACTTGCCCGGCGCCGCTGCCGGTGGCTTCGATACCAGTTACGTTGTAGACGGCCAAGAAAGGAAACGGGATGGGGTTGAACTTCGAGGTTGACCCATTCCAGATGATTGTGTTCTTGTCGGCCAGGGTCCCCGAAAGATCCTGGGCTTGCTGGATCTCGAAGTCGCCCGATTGACCGGGGGGTCCCTGCTGTATGGCGATGTCGAAGTCGACCACCCCGGGCAGCACATCCACGAATTGCGCGGGGGGATCGGGCAACGCGTCCCCGTAAGCGACGGGCGTGTAATTGACGTTGCGGAACGTCGGCGTAGGACCAGGGGGTCCAGTCTTCACAGCCGGCATGTTCATCTGGCCACCGCCGGGCCCCAGCACCATCACCGCGGTCTTCGTCGACCCGGGATCGATCCCGGCGGGAAATAGGATAACGCCGACGAACGCCTGCGATCCTTCGGCATACTCTATCGGGCTGTCCAGCCACACCGATGGGCCCACCCAGTAGTCGGCGATGCTAGGCCGTGGTTGTGTCATTGGCTTTGTCCGATCACCCACGTCCGCAGCGGGGATGGGGACGCGACCCGTTGTAGTGACAAGGCCGCGGAGATGCTCGTCGACACGGACAGCGACGCGGCGAGAACGACGGGGGCCGGGATGAGCGGTAGCCCGATCGCGCCCCATGCCGCAGTTGACGGCTGGGTGACAGTGCCGGTCACGGTCGCGGCCCCTGGGGCGTCTCCGATGAGTAGCTCGCCGCCCTGGGCGTCGGCCACGTACGGGAAGAAGTTGAACCCGAAAAAGCTTAGTAGGTAGGCGATGTAGGCGTAGGTGCCGTCAATCGCGGCCCGCGTGGTCAGGTTGTAGCCGGAGAATAGATTCGGGCTGGTTATCGCGTGCGCGGTGATGACCTTGTAGGCGGGAGCTACCGAGTCGACGGTCACGGTGTTTTCGGTGGTGGCCCCGGCGGTGTCACCGGAGACGGTGACGGGGTTACCGACTGCCAGGACACCGGAGTTGCTTTCGCAGGCACCCATCAGCCAAAACCCGCTGGAGTTCGCGGTCAGTCCCGATACTGACGCTTCCCATTCCTGCTGCCCGGTCGGAGGAGCGGCCAGCGTGAACACAGCGAGCAAGTTCTTGTTGCTGCCCCATCTCACGGGGTCGCCTTGCATCGTCATCTCTTGGCCGCCGAACGTCGCCGTCAACGTGGCATCGGTGGTGTCGACGTTCGCTGCGAGGAACACGAACAGCGTGACGGTGACAGCCTGCGCCAGCGGGTTTATCGTGTGGTTTTGGTTGACGCTGCCCGATGTTGCGTCGCTGGCGGAGATTTCGGCGATGTTTTGGCTCGCTGAGTCGAGAAGAACCGGCATCAGCTACTCGCCAGCTGTAGGAAGTTGAACGTGAATGTGCCGATGGCGATCTGGTCACCGACGGCGACTGTCTTGGCGACGAGGACTTTCGCGGAAAACAGGAACTGGGCGTTATCGTCGTCAAGTCCGCCGGACCAGCCGCTGATGTAGGGGATCGTTTCAGCGGCGACCGCGGCAGCCCAGATTGGTGGCATGCCCGTGAAATCGAAGGCCCCGTTAACGGACGGCGCGAACGTCGCGGGCACCCGCAAGGTGGTCTGTGAAACGTCGGTGGTGCCCGCGCCGCCGGGGATGCCGGTGTGTAACTGGAAGTAGGTTGCTGGCACAACGAATCCGACGCCGTTGAGTGTGTTGCCCCAGCTATCGGCTAGATAGGTGCTGATTCCCACTGAAGGTGCCATCGAATATTTTCCTCGTTTTGGTTCTAGTTGGGGCCTATGACGACTTGGAAGCTTCGTTTTTCCTGGCGGCCGTCGGCGGTGGTGATCAGGGCTTGTCCTGAGTAGGTTTCGTCCAGGACGCCGCCTTGCAGCCAGCAGGTCGTGATTTGGCGGTTCGACAACGTGATGTATGCGCCTGCCCCGTCGATTACCTGGATAGTGGCGTCGTTGTCGAAATCTGTTGAAAACACTGTTAATTCGGAGCCGGGCGAGACGACATAGTCGACTGCGGCGATAGTGTCGTCCGTGGTTAAGATGTTTGTCCAGTCGAGGGTGTAGTCCTTGAGGTCTTGGGGGTCTTTGGTCCAGACGGGCATGGCGATACCGTCCGCGGAATACCAGGTTCCTGGGCCGACCGTGATTACTTGCGGCACAACAAAACTCTCTCTTTAGCTGTTGGGTGGGGCGAGCAACGCGAGGTTGACGTCTTCTTCGAGGCCGACCAGTTTGCGTTGGAAGATCTCCATCGGCGGTGCTTCTCGTTGACCGTCTCCGATCTGGACGGTCACCTTGCCGCGGTTGTTGACATCGTCGATGATGGTGATGTCGTCGAGGTAGTCACTGAACAACGTTCCGCGGCGGATCAGCGAGCCCATCGCGCCGGGAAACAGGTCACGGCCCAGCGTGACCGGTTGGCCGTTGGTGAACGTCACCTGCGCCGACGGATATCCGGCAACGTCGTAGGCCGCGGTGACCGCCGCGAACAGCGCGTCGATGTCGTAGGTCGATTGCGTCGGGAAGAACTTCTCGGGAAACGCATACGGCCCTAGCTGGATTCGCAGATCGAACAACTCGAACAGTTGGAACGCCAAAAACGCGTTGTCCAAGATCCCGTCCAGGATCGAGTTCGGGATGCCGGTGACGCCGATGACGATCATCAGCAAATCCACCAGCCACTCCAAGGTGGCGTTCAGAAAGTCGTTGAGCCACTGCGGACTACGGCCCCCGAGAACGATCTGGTAGGCCAGGGGGTGGTGGTGGGCGACGTCCATCGCCACGATGCCCGAGTCATCGACGTCAGCGTTGAACACCACCCACGGCGGCGTGTAGTTCACCCCCAGGGAGGGGGCGATTTCGATGTTGGAGCCCGGCGGCACGTACTCGTTGCCGGGGTTCAGGAACGGCGCCAACAGTTTCCCGAACAGCGAGCCTTCGAAGTCCACCAGGTCTTCGATCGCACCGTCCACGAGCGTGCCGGTCGGGCCAGTGACCCCCGAGTAGTTCCGCAGGTTGAACAGCAGGGTCGGCACCTGCAACGGGTAGGCGACGCCTTCGGGTTGCGGATCGCCGGGACGCCACAAGTCCATCGACGGGTACAGGCCGTTGTCTTTGAGCTGCTGGACCATCAATTTCCAGCAGGTGTCCATGCGGCCGTGGATCGCGATCCACGGGCTGGTATCGGTGAGGGGGTCGGTGAAGATCACGCACACCGGGGTGGTGACCATCTGCATCAGATCCGACAGCGACAGGTCTTGCTGCATCAGCAGGGTGCCGAACCAGGTGCGCCAATCCAGGTCCAGGGAGCCCAGGGTGTTGAACAGCTCCCACAACCCCAGCTGTAGCCGCATGCAGTTCTCGGCCACCATGGTTTTGAATACGGTGATCGCCGGCCCGATGTAGATGGCCTCCGACGGCTGGATTTCGATGGGCAGGAACGGTTCCGGGAATACCAGGATGCGGTCGAGTATCGTGAGGTCGCCGACGAGTTGGCATTCGACGGTTTCGGTGCCGTCGGGGTTGAGTTTGTCGTGGGCGACGTTCACGCGGCCCGACCACGTCAGGGCACCCCCGGAGAAGGTGATCACGACCGGAACCACGGTGGTGTCGCACTCGAGTACCGCCGGTGCGAGGGCGTCGTTGCCCATCAGCACGATCTGCCCGTCGGGCAGCTTCAGCCGGGGCATCGAGGCTTTGAGGCTGATGTAGTCGCCGCAGCCGCCTTGGGTGCGGTAGTAGTTGTCGCAGATTTCGACGTCGATGTCGGTCGGGACCTGTTGGTCTTCGATCGCGTATTGCAGCGCGGCGGTGGACGCCGCGACCGGATCATCGCTGTTGAGCGCTGCCAGCCGCGGGTCGGGCGGCGTGGTCATTTCCGGTTTGCGCAGCCTTGGCAGAACAGCACCGGCCCGAGGATCGTCACGCCGCGCTCACCGGGGATGCTAAGCGGGACCGCGATAACCGACGGCTGCAAGCAGTTCGGGCACCACAAACCGAGCCCGATTGGTGTTCCGGGCTGGATTTCGATGATCACTCCGGCCAGTCCCTTTGCGGGTCAATGCGTCCCACCACCTGGCTATCGGAGTTACCGCCCGTGATCGACACCGCAATATAGGCCTGCTGCGCCCAACTAGGCTGCCGCACACCAGGGATCGGGTTGGTATATTGCCCGGACAGCAGCGAATACAGCGGTCCCTGCGGCGGCAGCACCCCGAACCGGGACTCGAACCACTGCAACAACGGGGGCACATTGTTGTTGGTGACGAAGTTGATAATCTGACTCAACAATGCAGCTGTCGGGGTGTTGGGTTGCGCCGCAGTCGTATTGGTCAGATCCACGATGTTACGGAGCCTGCGGCGGGTCGTGATCAGGACCTTCTGGCCGGCTTCGAGGGGCCCGAACGTGATCATGGTGTTGGTGTTCTGCGCGGGCCCGTTGGAAAACGACACAGTGCCGGGGCCGGTGAACATGATCGTCGGCCAGCCTGGCTGGTTGCCGATGTTCATCAGCCGTAACCACCCCGAGCCGCCCGAGCCGCCTGGTTGGAAGGTGTCGATCGAAGGCATCCCGAACCAAAACCCGCTGTCGCAGCGGATCGTTTGGGTGAAGGAGCGCATCCGCAGCAGCCGCGGCATCTGTTTGAGCACATCGGGCCACGGCTTGGACCGCCGCGCCGGCAGATACCAATAGCTGCGGTCGATGGTCCAATATTCAACCGTGTTCAAGACTTCCGGGGTCCACATGCTGACCCATTCCGACACCACCTGGGATATTCCTTGGGGGGTGTTGGCGTGGGCTTCGAGTTGCATGTCCATTTCGAGGACGTCGTAGACGGTGCCGGTCCAAGTCACCCCGGGTTGGCGGGCGGCTTTAAGGTCGAGGTGCTTAAAGTTCGGGGTGAGGCCTTTGAGGCCCCCGACCAAGAGGATGCCGTCTTGGATCCCGGGCCACGGTTTGAGCGCGCCAGCAACATAGTATTTGGAGAGGCCGTCTTGGCTTGTGCACCAAATGTTTTCCTCATCACCGGCCAGCAGATCAGCAGCGCCTTGCGGCAGCACCGTGGCATCGGCGGTCGCACCGATCAAGGGATAAGTCGTCACGGCGTCCGCATCGGGTGGCGTGCTTGCGCGCTGTACAGCGCCTGCTGCTGACTCTGGGTCGATACTTGGTTGACGAAGTCGTGAAGGTCTGTGGGGTGGACTGTCATGCTGCCGATCTGAAACGACATACCATTGCCGCCACCGACGCCGCGTTGTTGGCCGGCTTGTGCTTCGTCGGAGGTCAATGGCGCCCGGGTTTGCCCGGCTGTGTTGGGTTGAGCCGGCCGGGCCCCCGCAATCCCACTGATCAACTTGCCCGGCAACGTATTCCCAAAATCCGACAACGGAGAATCAGACGGCAACACCGTCTCCAAGAGGCCCTCGACACCGATACCAACGCCCTGTGCGCCGTAGGCCGCTGTGCGGTTAAGCAGCTGAAAAGCCAACTGGGTCGCCGAACTCGCCGCTCCCCCCGCACCACCGAACGTACCCATACTCGCTGCCATACCCGCAGCCTGCGACGCCGCACCCTCAGCCGCACCCAGCAGACCACCACCAAACCCGATCCCCGGTGACGACTGTCCTTGCGCAAACAGCTCTTTCGCCGAGCCCGGCTGCTCAAGACCCGGACGCGTTTGAGCACCCCCAGGTATCGCGGCCAGCGCCTGCTGGTGAATATCGGGACCCCGCTTCAAGACCGGTTGCCCGGGTTGAGGTTTCAGGGCCGTATCGACGCCCTTGCTCGGCGCCGGGGGCTTCGGAGGCGACGGCAGCTGAGGAGGCGGAGACTGGGCAAAACCGTCGACACTCCCACCGCCGCTGAAATACCGGATACTCGACGGATCGACACGGCCGTGGTCGAGCGCGTCCATGAACGGCTCCCCGTACATGTCGACCGCTGACTTCTGCTGCACGAACTCACCCGGCGACAACCACGACGCAATCGTGTCCGTACCCGACGGTCCGCCGGTCGCGAAGTGAGCTGGCGCCTCGGTCGCACCGCCCGGGCCGCCGCGACCCCACGGTATTTTGATCGTCGGCAACCCGTTCGAGTCGAGCCAGGGCGAGATCTGCGCGGGTCGGAAGCGGCTGGCTTCCGAATCGGGAAGAATATAGGGGTTAACCTGCCCACCCTTAGCGAAGTAACCCACGGGGCCGCCTTTGGCGTTGTGCGCCGGCGACTGCGAGCCTATTAACGAATGCCAAACCGGATCTTTGGGACTCTGGTAGTTCCATCCGATGAAACCCCACGGATCAAACGGATTGCCGCTGCCCGACGGATCATTCCCAGGACCACTGCGCGGCACAGGGCCTCCGGTGGCGTTATGCATCGGGCTTGTGTAATGGCCGGCATGGCTGTGCGGGCCGACGGGGCCATAGAGCTGCGTGAGAACCCACGGCAGCGACGTCATGTTATTCGGCTCGAATTCGCTATCGCCGACCTCGCCGCCCCCCGAGAAGTAACCCACCGGGCCACCGGTGGCGAAATGACCTGCATTCCACGGACCAGGCAGCGGATGGGCGAACCAGTCGCGGACCTCACGGCCGCCCTCTTGAGTCTGGTGCCAGCCGTGGACCCACGGGTCTTTGAGGGTGTCCCACAGCTTGGGCAGGTTCAGTGTCGGTGTGGAGTTGGGGTTGGGGTGAAGCCACCACTGCTGACCGGCGGTGGGAGGCGCCGGCTCGGCAGGCGGGCCGCCCCATGCGCCGCCGACCTGTCCCGCCGGCGGCGGCTTGTACGGCGGCAGTGTGAGATTGGGGTGGGTGCGCGCGAACTGCACAAAATCGGGTGGCATTCCCACCAGCGAGTCGAGGACGGGGGCTTGCACCATGTCCATGCCCGGCACAGGGCCCGGACGCGCACCGCCGGCCGTTTCAGCCATCCCGGGTATCGGACTTCCCGGCGCGCGGGACGCGGCATCATTGCCGCCAGCAGCGGTGCCACCCGTACCGCGCCAGTCCGGGCCTGCGACACCTGCACCGCCCGCAGCGGGGGGACTGTATCGGGCCAGCGACGGCATCATGGGGCCCCCCGCGCGGAACCCGTAACCTGGTGCGCCGCCGAGCGCGTTCATCACCGCGGTTTCCATCGGGCCCAGGGCCAGATCCTCGAGGAACCCTACGGCCCATTCGGCCAGCCCGGGTAGCCCTTTGCCGAGGCCGAACTTGTTGGCCAGGGGCACCGGCAAAAACGGGCTGCCCATGCCGCCGCGGCCGCGGCCCGCGTGGAACGTGCCCTGCTCGGCTTCGGCCAGCCGCTGCTGCTCCTGTACGCGTTCGGCTTTGAGGTGCCGGATCTCTTCGTCGAGCCGGTCGCGTTCAGCCTGCGACGCGTCTTTCTTCAGGCCGGACTTGCGTTCTTCGGCGTTGGCGATCTCGGCATCCAGATGCCGCAGCTGCTCTTGCGCGGACGCCACTCTTTGCGGATTCGGCGTGTAATAGCCGGGCATTCCACCAGGACCGGTCCCGGCTGTCGCGCCAGCTGGAACACCAGCACCACCGAACCCGCCGAAACCCCCGAAACCGCCCCCGAAACCGCCTGCGCCGCCACCGAAACCGCCTCCGAAGCCGCCGCCGGCGCCTTCCCCATACAGGTTCGGCAGGAACATGTGATGATCAAACTCGGGGTTAGAGGCCCCCGCCGCGCCGGCGCCGACCAGGAAATTACCGTGGGTGCCCCCGGATTCGGCGTTCTCCCCGTCGGAGAGCGTCATCGCCGCATGCCCATCATTGGGTGCGCTGCCATGGTTGTACCAGCCGACGCTGATCGTGCCGGGCCCACCGATACCGGGCTGGAAACCCAGGTTCGACAACCACTGGCCCATGTTCTGCGTCGTCGGCAACGACCCACCCGGAATACCCAATGCGCCCAACACAACTCGGCCGACCATTCCGGAGCAGTCGGTTCTGTCGCTTTGGCTGTATTTGGCGCCTTCCATTGCCATGGCTGCTTGCACGTCGGGGCCGATCGGGCCGCCGTATTGGCGGTGCAGGCCAGCCCGCCACGCATATACCCCTGCGTGGCCGCCGGCTGCTTGCACATCCTCGTGGGTCAGCACATGCTCGCCGTCAGCGCCCCAAAACAGCGCTGAATCACGGCCTTTCGGACCAGGCGCCCGCAACGGCCCACCCCCGGCATGCCCGGTAATCCAGTCCCAGGATTTACCGAACAGCAGGTGTCCCCAGCCTTTACCCTCGCGGTTTTCCGGATTGCTCTCTGGGTTCAGCTGTTCGGCGCCCTGTTGGATGGTCATCGCGATAGGCCCGACAATCGGGATTGCCCCGAAGAATCCGCGCATTCCTCGTGAGAATCCGCGGCCGCCGCCGCTCATTGCGGCGTCGGCTTCTAATGCTGATTGGGTGACGCGGCCTTCGGCTGCGACTTCCTCGGCTGCCGCGGCGTCGACACCTGTGACGCCTTCTTGAGCCGCCGTGCCCATCCGGCGCATCGCCGTACCAGCGGTCCCGGCTTGGAGTTCGATACCGCCGAGCTTGCCGAGCACCGTTCCTAGGCCGGTGGCGATCGGCGACAGAATGCTGGTGGTGATGTTGATGGCTTTGAACGTCAGCCATGCGGCGCCCATGATCCCGACCGCGTCGACGACGTCGTGGGCGATACGGGGATGCTTGGCGAACTCATCGCCGACCCACTTGGCACCCTTAGCCAGATCCGTCATCACCGGCACAAACGAGGAGCCGATCTCGATTGCTGCGGCCCCGAACGCGGCTTTAGCGTCACGCATTTTCGCGTTCAACGTGTCCTGAGACTCGTTGAAGCCCTTGACCGTTCCATCAGCGTTGGTGTAGGTGGTGGCGATCTGCTGGATTTTCTTGTTCGTCTTATCGGCATTATCCCCGGTCACCTGTAGCGCCACCTGCGCGGCTTCCTGCGTGCCGAATAACTGGATCAACGCCTGCGTCACAGACTCAATCACTGAACGGCCCTGGGAGTAGCGCTTGCTGAATCCGTCGATGGTGTCGATCAGCTTGCGGGCCTGCCCCATCTGAGTTTTGTCTTGCTCATTGGCCTGACGCATCGCCATCGTGTACGCCCGAGAACCCTCGGTGTTATTCGCCAGCGCCTGAGCGTTTTCCCGCGCGTACGGGGACATCTGCGCGAGCATCCCGTTGAGGTTCTCCTGGGCCTGCGCCGCGTTACGCAACTCACCCACATTGATCTTGTTGCCGTTGGCGAAGTCTTTCATCACCGTGTCGGTGATGTATTGCATCGTGCCCGCTAATCCGCGACCGTTCGGGCCGCCGAGCTGCTGGCTGATCTCGTCGCCATTAAGACCCAACTGCTGCATAGCATCTCGCGCAGGCCCCTGCGGGTTGGACAGGGTGCGCATCGCGTTCAGCATCCATTGCGCGCCCTGATCGTAGGAGGTACCCGACTGGGAGATCTGCGCCAGGGTGCCCCAAACATCTTGCAGCGACAGACCAAGGTTGTGGGCCATAGGCTCGACAGCGTCCAGAGCACCGGCGAACTCGTTAAGAGTGCCTTTGCCTTCCCCGACCGCTGCAACCATCTGCGACATTACCCGGCTCGCCTCTTGGGGCGTTGCGTTGAAGTTGTGCATCGACAAGGTCAGCGCGTTAACCACCTCGGTGAGGTCGGCCTGCTCAGCGTTGGCGCCCTGCGCGGCAGCTTTCAGAATGGTCAGCCCATCAGCGGCGTTGTAGCCGTACTTGCTGATGATGAAGGCACCGTTCATGAGCTCTTTGCTGCTGTAGCCCACATCGCCGGTCATCTTCAAGACACCGTCGCTCCACGTCTTGAGGTCAGCGGTGCTGACACCGGCCGCAGCGTGCAGCTTGGTCGCCTGTTGCTGAAAATCGCCGGCCGCTCTGCCGGCCTCGACGAGCGCGACGCCCAATCCTGCGACGGAAGCGATCCCGGCGGCGTTGATGATCGGGTTTGAGCCGGCGCGTTGCAGCGCGGTCAGCGACCGGCCCGCATCGTCGGCTGATTTACCGAGCCGGCCGTGCGCAGCTTCGGCCGCCACCATGGCGTCAACGTGATCGCGTTGAGATTTCGCGGCCCGCGCGTTGGCATCCGCCAAACCCACAGTGGCGTAGGCAGCTCGGCTGCTTTCCGGACCGTACTTGGCGGTGACCTCGTTGAGGCGCCGCTGCGCAGCTTCCACCTGACCGAGATCACGCATCATCCGCCGCGCAGCATCAGCCTCCACATCGGCTAGCCTGCGCCACTCCTGCTGGGAAGCTTGAAGATCCCGGCGCATAGCGCTTGAATCAAACGCCGAGAGCCCTTTCGAGATCGACGATCCCAGACCATGGGAGATCTCATCACCCACACGGGCGAACCTTTGCACGAGATCCCGCGCCACAGCGGCGGCGGCACGCTCATCAAGGCGCGACTCAACGTTTAAAAATACTGGCATGGGTTGGGGCTCACCGCTTTTCGTATCCGTAGAGGCCTGCAAGGATGTGGTTCTTGCCGCGTTCGGCTAGCTCACTGGCCGCGTGGTTGCGTCGCTCGGCAAGGATCGCCTGGAGCGGCTCGATGAGGCCGGTCAGGTCAGGCTGGTAGTTATGGCCGTCAGCCCGCAGTGATGCGAGTTCGATCGTGTTCCGCGCCAACAGTTTCCGGTCGTGTGTCCAGTCGATGTAGGTGGCGATCACTTTGACATCCGGGGGTGGGCGGCCGATGGCCCGGAGTTTGAGGAGCTTTCCCTTGTGCTGTCCGTCGCCGAGGTATTCGGCGACCCAAAACGTTCGTTCAGTGGCCTCTTTGAACGTCGATGTTTCGGGAAACTCGTTGAGCAGCGTGAGGAGCTCACGGCTGCTCATGGTGAAGTCAGGACGAAGCCACTCCCGTATCGACCGGCGGTGATACTGGCTTAGTCCGGCTTCGATCTGCGTCGGGAACAGCCGCCACACCCTGAGGGCTTGCATCACTTTTCGAGTCGGCGTCACGGCGATCGGCCAGTTTCTTGTTCATCTGGGTCCAGATCAGTGTGAGGTCCGAGGCGCGGCCGCCGGCACTTCTGAAGGCTTCATAGTTGTCCCCGAGGACAGCTTTGGCGCGCTGGATATCGTAGGGCTCGATCAGTTCGCCGTTTTTGCGGGCGGGCTCTTTGATAGCGCCCCCGACAAGGATGGTGCCCTTGTATTCGCGGGCGAAATCCTCGAACACGCTCACCATATCGGTGGCCGTCGGTGTTTCTTCGCCGTCGAGCGCGGCCTGCACCATTTCGGTCAGCGCCTTCTTGAACTCCGGGGAGAACTGCTCCGGGTAGCGGTCCCAAGATTCGGCGTCGAGGTCGAGCTGCGCCAGTCGCATTGCCTGATCGTCGTCGAGCATGGAGAGGTTGGGGATCTCGAATCCCTTGATGAATTCGCTCGCGACGAAGCCGAGGTATTCGGCGGCTTGTGCGCGGGCGGCTTCAAACGAGTCGTGCTCGGCCATGGGGTTTGTGTTTCCTTTTGCTTGCGTGGCGGTGTGCGTGGCTCGCCCGTGGTGGCCGGCCACGCTACCGGACACCACGGGCGATGTATTTTCGGAAAGGTGTTAGGAGGCTGTCGAAGTGAACGGCGCTGACACCGGTGAGGTGATGGTGGTGTCGCCGTCGGTGGCTGTCACCTGCACAGCGTTGTAGAGAGTCGATGCGGTCAGGTCTGAGATCTGGACTGTCGTGAACTTTCCTGACACCGACGGGGCCGCGCCCGTGGCCGCGGTGAAGGCACCGTTGGCGGTTTGTTGCAGCGCCACCGCATAGGTGGGATCGGTGAGATCGATCGGGGTGGGAAATATCACGTTGGCCTTGAGGCCTGTCACGGGCGTGACGAGCGGCGCGTTGGTCTCGAAGTTGAAGTCGCCCGAAGCGTTCCATTGCGTGCCGGCGTAGCAGCTCCACTCGACAGCTTTGGCGTAAGGGCACGGGAGCGCTTCGTAGGTCAGGGCCGAGGATTCTGGGGCTTTAAGACCCAGTTCGATCTTGCCTTTCTTGTCGGTGACGATGCGGGGGAACACCCTGGATTTCAGCTGGCCGTTGCCGTCGATCCCGATCAAGACCAGGACACGCTCAACGGGGGTGTCCCGGTTGGGGCGCGGGATAATGAGGCGCGGGGTTCCTTGGGCGGGGACGCCGTTGATGGTGGGAAGCTCGTAGTCGAGGTATCGGATTAGCGGTGAGTCTTCGAGGGGCTCAAACATGATCTTGTCTTCGAGATGGGAGGTCACGTTGCGGCTGGTGCGCGTCGTTTGAGCGCTGGGGGTTTTGGTCATTGTCTGATCGGGGGTGATCGAGACGCTTTCGGGCTTGAGCAGTCCAGTGTTGTAGAGCCCAAGGTTGCTGCCGCCCGCTGAGGCGAGCAGATCGCTGCGGATTGAGATGCCGTCGGCGGCGAAAGGGGTGAAGAGCATGCGTCCGTCGGATGTCGGGGCGAGCCCTACCGAGGGGTCGGCCAAGCTGAAGACGCTGCCGTCGGCGTTATAGTAGTCGCGGATCAACGCGTAGACGATTTGCCAATACCGCTGGTTCAACGGGTTGAGGCCGGGTTCCAGGATTTCTGCCTGGGTGCCACCAGTGGGGGGCAGTGACATGTTTTTCTTTCCTCTCATGCGGGAGAACTGCCCGGCCGGGAACAGGCAGGGCGCGCAACAGTTTTGGTGTTTTGCTGTTGCGTGGCTTGTGGGGAAACGGGGCTGCGTTTAGTACCGCCGGCGGCGGCGTGGGCGTGCCGCTTTGAATGCGGCGGATCGGTCGATGCGTGCTTGCGTGACACGGGCGGCTTGCGCGCTGAGCTTGTGAATGCCCGCGCCTTCGGCGGTCAGCTTCGCCAGCTTTTCAACCTCGGTCCGCAACCGTGATTGCGCCCGCTGGACACCCTCTTCGATGACGGGTCCTGTGCCTCCGAAATAGGCTGCGGTCTTGGCGAACACGGCATATTCGGGCATGTGCACCGAGCCCATCTCGGCCCAGATGGCCTTCGGGTCGCGGGAGATCACCCGGCGGCGACCAGGCTTGCCTGTGGTTTCGACCTTGATCGAGTTCTTGAAATCCCCAGGGTCGCCGATACCGGGCTCGGAACGCCGGTCACGTTCAGCGTCGAATTCCGGGGCGAGTGACTTCGCGTGATCGGCCACCTCGTGAGCGAACTCGTCAAGGGCGCCTTCGATTTCGACGGCGTGCAGACCGGCCGAGAATTCGGCTATCAGGTCAGCTTCGTTGTTACCCATTGAACAGTGGTGGGACGCAGATTTCGTAGCGGCCGACGAACCGGAAAATGGTGTCCACCTCGTAGTCGACCCACACCGGAATCTGCTTCGTCACCAGCGAGCGAGGGCTCACCACCTGAGTCGTGCCGTCCCTCAGGGTGATCGTAATCTCCTGTGGCCCATACAGAGGCGGACCCATCACCACCATGCGCTGATGAGCCAGATCCGACTCGTCGTCGGCGCCATCCATGCTGTCGGCGAAGGTGTGCACCGACACGATGCCGCAGCGCTGCGTCTTGTCCTCCCTCTCGGTTCCCGTGACCAGCCCGACCATCCGATAGGGCAGCACCGCGCCCGACGGACGGCGCATACCGACCCCGTCAGCCCCGAACTCTTCGGCCAGCCATGCCACCGCGACCCGCGGGAGACTGGGGAATCGATAGCGGGCGATAGCAGCTGACACGTCTTATCCCGCTTCTCTTTTCAGGTAGCACTCGATATGGTCGGCGACACCGTTGAGGTCTGCCCAGACCGCCGGTTCGCCGTCGACGAGATACCACACCGTGTCATCACCCTCGGCCAATGGCCACGAAGATATGACGCCGGCGGCGACGATGCTGGTGGCCGTCAGCGGGGCCGTCGCGGGTGTGAAAAGCCGTGCCCGCGCGACGGCGACGTCGGTGAGGTTGATATCGCGGTGACTATGCAGTTGTTGCAGCGAGCACCCCGCGACCACCGTCAACGCCGGATCGCCATAGATCGGCTCGCCGACACCGTTATAACCCGTGGGCTGGCCACTATTGACGACCGTGACAACCTGGCCACCGACAGTCATGGCAGCTGCTCCAACCGATACAGGTCCATCAAATCGTGGTTGAGCATGGAAAACAGGCGCTGGTTGGCCGGGTTAGAGATCGTCAACGCCCACCGGTGAGTCACGTGCCCCACCATTTTCTCGACCATCGGACCGCTGTTCCCGACGACGTTGCCCACCGCCGCCGCCTGGCGATCGATCAACTCCAACACCGCCGATTGCCAGCCCCAAGCGTTGTCGTAGCCGTGGTTCATGGTCACCGTGATCGCGTCATACCGGTGCGACCAGCGATGCCCGGACTTCTTGCGCACCAGACCGGCTTTCGACCAGTGCAGCTCGTCGATGTCGAGCTCGACGCCGTTCTCGGTCACCGCTTGCAGCTCGACGAGTTGCAGCGTCGGCAGCGACAGCAGGCGGCTACCGGGCCCATCGACAGTGATCGTCTCGACAGCGACAGGTGTCACCCGCCAGCCGCAATATGCTCTGGCGGCCGCCAGCGCCGTCGTCAGCAGCCGAGCCGTCTCCGGATCGGATGCTGCCAGACGGCCTGTGGTGTACTGCTCGACGTCGTCGGGTGTCAGTTCGACCGTGACGGCATCAGGGTCGAAGGTGTCCTCGTCGGGCACCGGTGCCTCTCTCCCGGGTTAGGACCGGGCGACCGGGTGCAAGCTGCCGCCACCTAGGATCGCGGTCGCGACCAGCACACCCCCGGTCGTCGCGCCGGTCGCGGTGCATACCAGGCGCACGTAGCGTTTGGTTGGCCGCACCCCGAACGCTTTCAGTGCGTTGTCATCGCTGGCCGAATCGAAGGTGGGCAGCGAACCCAGAACCCGGGCCGAGTCCACGGCCGCGAAATCCGCGTCGGTCGTCGTGTCGGATTCCTGCACGGCGAACGCGTAGCTGCCGTCAGTGAGCGTGCCCGCGGTGATCGCGAACAGCACGTCGCGGAAGTTGTTACCTGCCAGCGCCGTGTCGATGGTGGCGCCATTGGTGTCGCCGGTCTGGACCGTCGCCGACGGTAACGCCGTCTGGGGAAGGGTATTCGAGTACAGGGTGTACATCAGCGGGCTCTCCTCACTTTGGGTGGCCTTCAGGGCTTCTCGGCGCCGGACGGCGATTGGGGCTGCTCGGGTTGTTCGGTTGGCGCCCGCTGCTCGGTGCCCTCGAGCCGCGACGGCTTGGTGCGGATGCGGCGCTCGCCCGGCGCCGCACTGGCGGTCTCTGCCGCGCGGTTAGCTGCGGCCACAGCCGGCTCGAACAGATGCTCGCGGCCCTTGAAATCAGGGTCGTCCGACGAGACCAGGTCGCCAGGGCGGATGATACGCGGGACGCCGGCGTGACCGGTGAAGGCGAAAGGCTCGGTAGCGCGGAAGACTTCGGTCATTCAACTAACTCCTCTATCTGTTTCGTAACGCGCGATGATCTCGCGCGCCCAAGCCAACTTGTCGCAAACACGTTGGCCCGCTGGCTGATACGACGACCACACCTCAAGATTCTCAATCCTGTTGTCATCGCGCTTGCCGTTCTTATGGTGCACCGATTCATCCGGCCATAGCGGGCGACCGAGATGCTCATCCATCACCACACGGTGCTGAAGTTGCTTTTCCCCGTTGATAAATCGGTAGACATACCCGTTTCTATTCAGGCGCCATTCGCCGGGCCGGTGGTGTGAGGCTGCCAACCCCGGATCGCCGTATTTGCGGACACGTTCGGCGTGCATCACGCAATAGCCCTTGATGTATCGAGGCTTGTCGCATCCGTCGACTTTGCAGGGTTCGCGACCAGGGCGCCGGTGCCTTGGAACGTAGAGTTGTTGATCACGTTCGAGGGCCTTGACGGTGCGCTCGCGGCATTGCCGATAGCAGTATTTCCGTGCGGAGCCGGAGCTTCGTTGTTGAAATGAATTCTCACAGTCGGGCGCTGCACAGATGCCCAATTGATCTGTGTATTGCGATGTTTCGAGTCGCGGCTCTTTGCCGCGGTGGGCTTGCTCCAAGTGTCGCCTGCACCAGCCCTTGGAGTAGTGGGGTTCACTACAGCCGTCGAGCTGGCACAGGCGACCACCTTGGCGTCTTGGTGGCGTCATGCCATTGTTACCGCACAGGGTGTGACTCAGGTAACATCAAGAAGCTCAAAGTCAAGTGGTTAGTGCATCGCGGTTAGGCGGCTTGATCGAGGAGGGCGGCTAAGCGTTGGGCTGGGGTGTCGAGATCCAGGGTGGGCCGGGGGCGGGTGTTGAGTTTGTCTTGGATTCGTTTGAGATCGGTTTTGGTGTAGCCGCTGAGGTCTGTGCCCTTTTCGAACCAGAATCGCAGCAGTCGGTTAGTGTTCTCGTTGCTGCCCCGCTGCCAGGGCGAATGGGGATCGCAGAAATAGACCGGGGCCTGTAGGTGCAGGCTGATGTCGCACCAGTTGGCCATCTCGCTGCCGCGGTCCCAGGTGATCGTGCGGCGTAGATGAGCCGGTAGCTCGTTCATCGCCGCGATCATCGCGGTGGCCACCGAATCGGCGGTGTGGTCCTTGGGCAGGTGCAACAAGATGGTGAATCGGGTGCTGCGCTCGACTAGGGTGCCGATCGCACTGGCGCATCCGGCACCCAGGATGAGATCGCCTTCCCAGTGCCCGGGCACGGCGCGGTCATCCACCTCGGCGGGGCGCTGGCTGATGGTGATCACGTCGCTGAACTTCCCACGACGCTCGGTAGCGCCCCGGAGCTTGCGGGCTGCGCGTTTGGTCGACAAGCACTTGTTGAGATCAGCGCGCAGCTGGCCACGGCCTTGGACGTAGAGGCACTTGTAGATGGTTTCGTGACTCACCCGTGCCAGCCTGTCATCGGGGTGATCACGCGCCAACATCTGCGCGATCAGCTTCGGGCTCCACCCATCGTCCATCCACTGTTCGATGGCAGCGCACAACGTGGTGTCGTTGAGCTTGAACTCCTTGGGCCGCTTGGCGTTCTGAGATGCCTGGGCATGTGCTAGCCCCGCGTGATAATCCCCGCCGGGGGTCCGATTACGCCGGATCTCACGGGAAATGACGCTGGGGTCGCGGTCGAGCTGGTGGGCAATCTCCGCCTGCGTGAGCCTTTGATCGAGCCCCCGCATGATCACGACGCGTTCGTCATAGCTCAGCCGGTGACCACGCCCGCCTGCGCGGGTGCGGTCACCAGGTTCGGCCAACCCGAGATCACCTTTGCCGTTTCGTAGTAGCTTCATGCCGCCAGCTTTGCGCCACCACGCCCGGCCGACGTTGCGTGACACGCCGAGCTGCCGTTCAGCCTGTAACACCGAAGTGCCGGTGCACACCAGATCAAAGAACTGCCTCCGCACCACCCACGGAGTCGGGAAACCAGTCGGCAT